AAGACATTTACTAATCCAATTGAACCAATCTTAACTGCTATTGGTTGGAAGATGGAAGAAGAGGTTACATTGGAGGATTTCTTCTAATGATATCATTTACAATGTTCAAAAACCTATACGACAACAAGACTAATAAGTTTATGAACCTTAGCGACTTCAGTGATTTTGAAAACCTATTATATGATTTAGCTAAGAAACCACTGAAGGATAAGAAGTCTGCTCAATTGATAACACCAGCTATATTCTGTGAAGGTACTACGAGAGCTAATGCTAATGTGATGGGTTGGAAAGGATGGGCTGCTGTGGATGTAGATGACCATGTGTTTGAGGGGGATCTGAAGGAAGAATTACACGCAAAATACGGAGATTACTATTACATATGCTACTCCACAGCTAGTTCTACTAAAGAACACCCGAAATTTAGATTAGTGTTTCCATTAAAGAATTCTGTGATATCTGAAAAGATTAAACACTTTTGGTATGCATTGAACAAAGAACTAGGTGAAATTGGTGATGCTCAAACTAAAGACTTATCAAGAATGTACTTCATTCCCGGATCATATGAGGGGGCACATAACTTTATATTTACTAATAAAGGAGAATATGTTGATCCAAACCTATTGATGAGAAGATATGACTACATCCAAAAGACTGGTAACACATTCCTCGATAGTCTTCCGGAAGCGGTAAAGACACAGATACTAGCTCATCGAAAAGAACAAATGACAAACACATCCATCTCTTGGCACAACTATAAGGATTGTCCATTCGTCAACAAGAGATTGGTAGCAGAGTACAAGACTATATCAGATACGGGTTGGTATCGTAAGATGTACCAAATCATGTGCAGTATGGCATCGACTATAAACGCAATGGAGATTGCTGAGATGTGTACTCAAATTGATAATGAAACTGGTCAATGGTACCAGAACAGACCACTAGTCAGAGAGGCAACTGGAGCAATAGAATTTGCTTACGAAAACGTTGATTTCCGATAAGGAATAGTGTATAATATAATTAAAAGAAGATAAGGAGTACGTATGGGTATAATGGATAAATTAAAGAAGAACAGTAGAATCAAGGGCACAAACCGCTTAGATAAATCACTACTATTCGCTAACAAAGATATGGTACGAACAAAAGTACCAATGATTAACGTTGCATTGTCTGGTGATCCGGATGGTGGACTGAGTTCAGGTTTAACAGTATTAGCAGGACCATCGAAGCATTTTAAGACTTCTTTTGGTTTGCTAATGGCAGCTGCATACCTTGACAAATATGAGGACGCTATTCTGTTGTTTTACGATTCAGAATTCGGTTCACCGCAACAATATTTTGAGAGCTTTGGGATTGATGCATCCAGAGTATTACATACACCAATCACAAACGTAGAAGAGTTAAAGTTTGATATTGTAAATCAACTTGAGAACATTGAACGTGATGATAAGGTAATCATTATGATTGACTCTATCGGTAATCTTGCATCAAAGAAAGAATTAGAAGATGCTAAGAATGAAAAGAGTGTAGCTGATATGAGTAGAGCAAAAGCTCTTAAAGGTTTGTTCAGAATGTGTACACCATATCTAACTTTGAGAGACATTCCACTTCTTGCTGTTAATCATACATATCAAGAGATTGGGTTGTTCCCTAAAGCAGTAGTGTCAGGTGGAACAGGTATCTACTATTCAGCTGATAACATTTGGATCATTGGTAGACAACAAGAGAAAGTTGGTACTGAGATTAAAGGTTATCACTTCATTATCAATGTAGAGAAGTCTCGATTTGTTAAAGAGAAGAGTCGTATTCCTATTTCAGTTACATGGGCAGGAGGTATTGAAACCTACTCAGGATTACTAGAAGCAGCGATTGATGGTGGATTTGTTGTTAAACCATCTAATGGATGGTACTCGAGAGTTGATACAACTACGGGTGTAATTGAAGATAAGAAGGTACGCGCTAAGGAAACTTTGACTAAAGAGTTTTGGGATGTGGTATTTGAAACAACAGACTTTAAGGCATTCTTAAAGACTAAATATGAAATTGGCCATAAGGACATGATTACTTAATGAATATAGAGACACTAATACTTAGAAACTTAGTGCAGGATGAGGAGTACATGCGTACAGTAATACCTCACCTCAAACAAACGTACTTTGCTGGTTCGTATAAAATCGTATTCAATGAGATCATTTCATTCGTAAATATGTATGGTAAACTACCTAACAGTGAAACACTTAACATTGAAATCCAAAAGAATGATAGGATACAAGAGGAGTTAATTCCTGAAGTGATGTCTTTGATTGGAGATATTCAGACAAAGGTTGAGGATACTAATCGTGATTGGCTACTCGAACATACTGAGAAGTGGTGTCAAGATAGATCTATCTACTTAGCTATTATGGAGAGTATTGATATCATTGATGGTAAACATGAGTCATTATCTAAGAATGCTTTACCAGAACTACTATCAGATGCATTAAGTGTTAACTTTGATACTAATGTTGGTCATGATTATATCGATAATTCAGATGATCGATATGAATTCTATCATCGAGATGAAGAGCATTTACCATTTGACCTAGAATACTTTAATAAGATTACAAAGGGTGGATTAGTTAATAAGACATTGAATGTTGCATTAGCTGGAACAGGTGTTGGTAAGTCATTGTTTATGTGTCACGTAGCTGCAGGAGCTCTTACTCAAATGAAGAATGTATTATACATTACTATGGAAATGAGTGAAGAGAGAATTGCTGAACGTATTGATGCTAACTTGTTGAATGTACCTATTGATCAACTATCTAACTTATCTAAGAGTATGTTTGATAATAAATTGCATAAGTTAGTGACTAATAATAGTTTAGGTAAGTTAATCATTAAGGAGTATCCAACTGGTGCTGCTAACTCATCTCACTTCAGATCGTTACTTAATGAGTTGAAACTCAAGAAGGACTTTAAACCTGATCTGATTTGCATTGACTATTTAAACATATGTTCGTCAAGTAGAATGAAAGCTATGGGTGGATCTATTAATAGTTACACATATATTAAAGCAATCGCAGAAGAATTGAGGGGACTTGCAGTAGAGAATAATGTTCCAATCATGACTGCTACTCAAACAACAAGGGGAGGATTTGGTAATAGTGATGTAGGATTAGAAGATACATCCGAATCATTTGGTCTTCCTGCAACAGCTGACTTGATGTTTGCTCTTATCTCAACTGAAGAGTTAGAGAGTATGAATCAGATTATGGTGAAGCAGTTAAAGAATAGATATAATGATCCGACAGGAGCAACAAAGAGGTTTGTAGTCGGTATCGATAGAGCCAAGATGAGATTGTATGACGTAGAGGATTCAGCACAAACGCTAGTTCAAAGTACTGTACAACCTACAGAAAGCAATTTTAGTGAATTACAAGTATAGGAGTATGATGTTGGAAGGTAATAGAACAAACGATATTAAAAGTGGAGAGAAGGTTAAGGCAGTCGATACAGCTCACACTTACACGAAGGTTAAGATGGTGTCATATAGTATGCCAAGCCCTGAGTTTAAAGAAGCGGGTTTGAATGATTGTCAAGATCTAATAGCATTCTGTGCTAGAGTGAGTAATCCCTCAAATCAATTTAATAAAGAAACATCAGATAAATTAATTAAGTATCTTATCAAACATAAGCATTGGAGTCCATTAGAGACAGTATCTGCTTGTCTTGAGATTGAAACTACTAGAGATATTGGTAGACAGATACTAAGGCATAGGTCTTTCTCGTTTCAAGAATTCTCTCAACGATATGCTGATCCAACTAAGGATATGGCATTTATGTTAAGGGAAGCTCGACTACAAGATACTACCAATAGACAGAACTCAATTGACACTGACAATAGAACATTAAGTGCTATGTGGAGAATCAAACAAGAGGAAGTTATTAAGAAGTCTTTAGAAGCTTATAACTTCGCTATCGATAACGGCATTGCTAAGGAGCAAGCTAGGGTTGTGTTGCCAGAAGGTAATACAATGAGTAGAATGTATATGAATGGAACATTAAGAAGTTGGGTTCATTACATTGAATTGAGAAGTGCTAATGGCACTCAAAAAGAGCATATAGAAGTAGCTAGGCAATGTGCGATTGTAATTGCAGAGATATTTCCACTTATGCTTGACATTATGGAGTAAATCATGTATAATATAGGGAGTAGTCTATGGGAAGTATAGGATGGTTTAAGAAGTGGTTTAAACCAAAGGATGAATTTGAAGCAATGTATAGAGAAGAAAAGGCTCGAGCTGAAAGACATAAAGCTGCATACTTCAAATTGAAAGGTCAAATACACGCGGTGTTAAGAGAAGCTGCTAAATCAGAAAAGAAAGTTAATTTAGAGGATATAATGTTATGAGTAAAAATGCAGTACCATACGTAAAGTTAAAGAAAGATCAAAACGGTAGAAAGATTAATCGAGTCATGGAACGTACCGTTGTAAGCGCAAACCTAACAGCCCTCGTTGTAAGAAATGAATATATTTGGATGTACTATCACGCGTGACACTGTAGTGGATGCGTTATCCATTACCGCGGTGGCACTAGTACTACCTATGATGGGTATATTAACATTTGGAATTGTGTTAATAATTGTTCCACTTATCATTGCTGGTGTTGTAGTTGATTGTATAATTAGGAAGGATAACTGATGGAAATATTATTTGACAAGTGGTCTTTCGTTGAGAAAGATATGAATCAAACTGATTGGTTTATTAAGATTACAGGTGGTAAGTTTGATGAAGTTGTATACAAGTACAAAGCTATTAAGCTGGATCCGGATAATGAATCTATAAACTTTGATTATGATGTTGAGGATTATCCTGGTGACAACCCCCATGGTACGGAGAAGTTCAATAAAGCTATAGGTGTCATATTGCGTAGTGTGTTGGATGATGCCTTTAAACATAAAGACTTTGTCTTAGGTGACAAACCAGTTGAAGATGACTGAATCTCTAATCATATTAGCTGAAGAATGTGCAGAAGTGTCGCAAGTGGTTGCAAAGCTACAGCGATTCGGCCTATATGATAGGGGCAACATTCATAGACTAGAAGAAGAGATTGGTGATATTCTTGCTATGATTGGTATTTTAGCTCATCATAACTACATTAACGAAGAAAATGTAATGAATCGTATTCCAATTAAACTCGAGAAACTTAAACACTACTCTGATATAAAAGACCTAGACACCATTATCGAAAACTTATAAATAGTTTATATAAGCAAATTATTTGGGGTACCTATGTTAGGTTTTAAATCATATATTGAAGAGGGTAGAAACGACCCTGCAATATTTCATGCTATCTTTATGGCAGGTGGACCA